TCAACATCGGCGGGTCGGCGTAGAACAAACCCTTGTAGAGTTGCGGCACGACCGCGTTGCAGACTTTCGCAACGGTGAAACGCTGAACGTTAGGTTCGAGAACGTCAGAGTGTTACTCGCCTTAGGCGGGACGAATCATTTCTGTTCGTCTCTTACGATTGTGATTCTCGTAAGTTCGGACTATCGCTTCATCCCGAAGGATGTCTTCTTGTTTAGTCTCTACTGCTGCCCGCTTGCGCTGCTTGCAGTCTGTTCCCATTTCAGGGTTCATCTTAATTAAAGAAGATTCGCAGTCTCACCTTTCGATGAGGTGCCTCACTCACTTTGTAATTAACTTACAAAGGAAAAAGTATTCTCGTACACAGACATGGGTCTCGGAGACTGAAATAAAATATCTGCGTCCCTCCAGAGCAAAACCCATTGACGATTTTGAATATAAGCTTTAGCAAGTTCTGCAGACCGGCACACTAAAACTAATTCCTTATCAATCGGTAGATCGCCCGTTTTATTACTCTTAAAATCTTGAGGGAGTAGACTTCCATTCGGATCGCCGTCCCGTGTAACAGCGTCCATAACGCCTACACTGGATTCTGGCATTGAGCCCGCCTTTCTGCTGCCTTTCGTTTTCGACTTTCCATTAAATGTCGAATGTGTTCAGCCGTACGAGGAGGTTTGTGACAACCTCTCTGTCCTGCTCGTAATGCTGCAATGTGTTCTGGTGTAAATTTCCTACCTTTTTGAGCAACGCTAATCTTATCTGCCCAAGTTACTTTACGCCCTGTCATTACTTCGCTCATATGAACTTTTTCAAATTCAGTGTGGGGGCGTTTTGTACCCAGTCGTCCTCCACCGCCTGCCGTAATATTATACCCGATTTCTGGATTCTGAGTCTCCAGAGTGCGAATGAAAAAGATTTCCAAGGCGTCCATTTGCTCTTTATCAATCGCCTCAACCAAGGATTTTATGAAGAACGCGTCGCCGCCATATTTACGAATGGCGTTGTATAAATAAGTCTTGTTACCACTATTCGCTAGGGCATGACGAATGTTGTAGGCAAGATATCTCTGTAAGTCATCGCCCGCATGTTGACCGACATATATCTTATCGTTCACCCGATTTTGTATGGCGTAAACGTGCATAATGCTTTTCTCCCCCACTTTGTATATCAGAATTGCCCGATTTTGTCAATCTACTACCCGAATATCCCCGCGTCTGCCAAGGGGTCGCAATAGTCTGCCCCAAGTCCCGCACCATTAGTTGCCTCACCCGCGTTATCGGGGAAGCTGTTGGCTAAATCCGCCATAAGGCCCGGATTCCGAACTTGGTTCTCATAAATCTGACGGTACAGAGCCGCCTGCTTCGGATCGGAATAGGTATCCTGAGCCGCACTTACCTTCGCTTCATTCTCCGCGAATGTGCCGAACTGATGAACGAGAATCGCCAGGGCGTCCACGATATCGTCGTGTAAAGCTGCCGCTGTGCCGAACTTTGACAGTTCGTCGTAGAGTTCGTCCAGGTTCGGGCAAGAATTCAAGAAGAGGAGTTTGCATTGCCCGAGAGCGTTGAGCACGGGGCCCGCTTTCTCGGACTTCGAGTTCTTCTTATTGCCCTGACCGAGTGATATCCACTCAATCGGCACTCGAACTCTCAGCTTATCCATCTCACGATAGGCCTCACGACCCATCCACTTCACGCCGACTGATTCCTCGATGCACATCCGCTTAGGTTTCCACTGGAGTGCCGTCGCTGCAATCAGTGCAGGCAGTTCAAATTCGTTGTAGCGACCGCGCTTCATGTCAATGATGTAGAAGCGCCCACCGTAGATCAACGCGGTGATGATAACGGTGTAGTCTGCCCACGACTTCGTAGAGTACGCGGTGTCCACACAAGTCACGATCATGCCCGTGCTGGGCAGCATCGCCGCTGGAACCGTCCGTCTAACCAGCAGTTCCCGAGGGAACTTGATGGCGTGCAACTGGGTTGGATCGTTGAGGTACTTAATTGCGAACCACGGATCGGTCTTCTTTTTATGTTGTAAAAACTTGTACGTCAAGGCGTGTTCGTTTCCTGGCTCATTAAACCAGTAGTCGTAATCACACTCGGTCATCTCGGCGTCCACTTTGCCGATTGCACGAGCGGCGGCATTCTGCCACCACGCTGGACGGATGTAAACCTTCATCGGGAACTGTTCGGCAGCCCCACCTTCCTCGATGAACTTCTTGAGGTTGATGATGTCCTGTCCGTAAGTATCCTGGGAGTCGTACCACGTTCCGATCTTGTCGTAGAATCCAAACGGGTGCAACATAGCTTGGTTGATGCTGACTTGCTTGTTGATGTTGATGATGCGGTCAACCGTCTGCGAGTTCTCATTGGTGACCACATCGTCAAGTTTCATAATACAGACGTGCCATCCAGCCAAGTTCTGCTCGATAGACGCCGCAAATACCGTACATTCCTTCTCGACCATCGAGACGGCGGGCGTCTGGTATTCATAGCCCTTACCATCATCCTTCTCGATACAATGCTCGGGAAAGAGAATCTGGAACATGCTCTCGGTGCCGTCAGTCATCCGACGAGGAGCGAGTTTCTTTTTCGGAATGAACAAGCCCGTCGCGGGCCCGTCCTCGCAAGTGAAGTGACCCTTGATTTCGCCGACGAAGTCCTTCGCCAAGTCCAACACGCCCGTCAGTACGAGAATCGTGATTTCAGGAAAGCAAATGACCCACTGGACACAATCTGCCATGTTCATCGAAGATTTGAATCCGCCACGAGGGACTAATAGGAGGCGTTCCTTTTGCTCGATGTAACTCTCTTTGGCAGCGAAGTCTTTGAACGTCTTCTTAGTCGGGTCTTTGTGAGCGAAGAAATCGTTGCAGATCTCTTCGTGAGTATTGTGAGTAGTTCCATCTATCCACAGATACTCGTGGTCCGTCATGTCGGGATACTTCCCCAGCAGTTTGCATAGGCCGAAGAGGTTCGTCTGGGCTAAGAATCGATAGCGTTCAATGTCCGCTTGATTCGTAATTCCTTTAAGGTGACAGATTGTCACCACCTTCGTAACTTGATCGGGAGTGAGCCGCTCAAAACTTGCTTTCGCCAGTTTGGCAAACACTTCGTCCGACAAGTTGCGGTGTTGGTAATTTTTGTCGTGACGATGCTGGTCAAACCATAGCGTTAGGTTTTCTACGTGCACAACTCCTCCTCCAAAAGTTGTTACATTCCCGGCATTGCTGGGGGTGCGCCTGCGCCTGGACCCGCTGCGCCCATAGGCGGTGCAGGACTCGGGGAAGCCGTCATCTGCGGTGCCTCGGGAGCCGCTGCGCCCTCGGCGGGCTCGGCGTTATGGGTATCCATGTGCTTGTGCACATCGGCCATACTACCGTGCATATGCGTCTCATCGTGCTCAGGACCGTCGAATGGGGCATGATGCTTGTGAGTAATGACATGCTTACCATTGTGAGTCTTGGTATGCGTCATCGACTTGATCTCTTTCTTCGGGCCCTTCGCCCCTTTATCTTTCAGAACGTCGTAGATACTACCGACTTTTCCGCCTTTGTCGTAACAATCAACTCCCATACCGTGCTCCTTTTCATATTCCTTGTTCTGTTTCTCAGTCAGCACACGCTCGCCCTCCTTCAGAATAGCGAGTTGATGCTTCCCGTCGTTGATGTTGACTTTCATGCCCTTGTCGGCGACGGCGACAGGGAGGTTAGTGCCCCCGATGACCGCCAGGGGGGCTTTCGGAGTCGGCTTAACAGCAGGCGGCAACTCGGGCAAACGCGAAGCGGGTTTCCCCATCTCGACTTTCTGCTCAACGGGTTTCTGCTTCACTGTCTTGATAGCGGGCTCGTCCTTCACGCTCTCGATCTTAACTACTCCGCCGTTATCATGCACCTTGACGTTCTTCAGAATGTCTTGAGCCATGTTATACGTGGGCTTCTCGCCTTTCGGAGGTTTGTGCTGGTGAAGGACTTTCGATCCCTTCGTGTCGGCATAAGGTGAAGTCACTTTGTCGGGGGCGGTATGTGGGGCAAGGTTATCTTCAGACTGCACTTGTTCTAGCGCAATCTGATGTGCCCTAACGCCCGCGCCTACACCCTCGTCACCTGGACTGAGGGTGTCCACCACTCCACCATCGTCATACTTCTTGACGCTCGATGCGAACTCATGGAGTTGCTTATGGCTCATCTTGGCCATCCCCTTGTTACGGGAATAAAGTTGTTCAGGGTGATGCTCGGCAATCGACATCGCAATTCGTTGTGGTTCACTTACAGAAGGCATTGGTATACTCCAAAATTATTGCCCGATACTTCTCAAACCAACCGAGCCGTGTATTGCATTGTTGGCAAAGAACGCCGCGAATGCACTTACCGCAGGTATTCTGTCCTGGGCAACAAGCATGGTCGTGGTCAATACACATTTTCCTCGCACGCTTGCCGCAAACCCTGCAAGGTTGGGAGTGTAATCTTTCCTGCTCTTTCCTGCTTATATGATATCTCCGCTGAGCGGTATTCTCCCGTTGGAGTGCTCTATTCTGTTCGAGATGATGTTCTCGCCAGCTCTGACTTACTTCAGGGTGATTCCGACGCCACTCATTCGCATACACCCGAGCGACTTCTGGATCTTTGTATGACATAGCAGTATTCTCCTTGTACAAGAATTGGGGAGTGGTACAAGCACTCCCCATCGTCAGTTAATTAGGCTGGCGATTTATCAAAAAATTTTGGGAGTTCATCCCAGCGTTTACGTGCATACGCTCGCATACCCTCGCCTGGGTCATATGGCGGATAGAGCGCCTTGAACTTGTGCTCCGATCCTCGGAACGATCCTGGCATCTCGCCAATCGCCCGCAGGAACATGAACATCATCGTTGGGCCACGCGAGTGACCCGCAACACAGTGC